CACTCGGATCTGTAGGTTGAGGCTGCGCTGCTGACTGAGTAGGCTGTGGCTGAGTAGGTTGCGGTGCTTGAGGTTGCGGTGCTTGAGGTTGAGGTTGAGCTTGAGGTGCAAGAGCATTACCGCCAGGATTTACGCCCTGCGCTTGCGGTTGAGCTTGTGGCCCAGATTGTGGCGCAAGGGGGTTAGGAGCTTGGGGTGATTGTGCCTGAGGCTGTCCGCCTGCTTGTGGCACTACTCCCATTTTTATTGCCTTAATGAAAATCTCTTGCTCCAACTTGTTCATCTGGGCATCTCTCTCTGCAACAATCCTGCTATAGGCTGTGCTGAAACCCGCAGACAAACTACCTCCTGAATCAATACTCTTCATTGCTTCGTCTCGCATTGCGATAAGCAAATTTGGAGTATTTAGTGGAACTTTTTGCCCAGGTTGCAGTCCTAGTTGACTATGGAACTGCTGGTAAACAGCCGACTGCTCAAACTCAGCCTGAAAGCCGGGATCCTGCATTACCCCTGTGTTTAAATAATCGTCCTTGAAGCCTTGAATTATAGTAAATCTAGTACCGGGACTTCCAGGTGAACCTCTGTACGCCTCGATCTTCTTTAACTGTTCCGAGAAAACCCCAGACCACTTGCCCTCAAGTGCTTTCTGCCTAATTGCTTCTGCTGCTGCTGCATCTATCTTGAGTTGCCTAGCTAAATTGTCTTTATGCTCAGCAAGCTCAAGTTGGAAATTCTTCTCCCTGGCCGCCAAAGCTTCGTTTGACTCAATTAAATCCTTATTATTCTGAGTAGCTCGCTCAATCCTAGACTCGTCTTGAGAATTTTTTAACTTAGCTGCTGCAATATCACGATCGTTGCTTAAATCAGCTGCTGAAATCGCGCGTTCCTGAGCTAATTCAGCTGCTTGTTTTGCATTCTCTACATTATAAATTGATCTAGCATCATCTCTATCTGCGGAATATACAGTTCGATTATCGAGTCGATTGGCTTGCTCGGTATCTCTTTCTCTAGTCTCGAGGTATCTTTCACGAGCCCGTATGTCCACGGCAGGATCTGTAGCAATAAATTGATTAGCCTGTGGAGTTAATGTATTAGAGATATTAAGCGCATTCCCTTGAGCCATTTGTATGAGCTGAGCTGGATCAAGTCCTCTGCCCTGAATAACCGGCACAGGTTGTCCCTGCCCCGCAGCTCTTGCTGCATTAAATTGAGCAAGTAAAGGTTGTGCCTGTGCAATATTTGCTTGCGGTATAGATGCTCTTGGAATTGCCATTAGCTAAAGATCCCTTTTATTTTTCCATACGCATCCTGCCCCTTACTTATGTATCCAGGTATGTCTGATAATATATCCAAAAAGTCTCTCCTCTGGCCTTGTGCGGGTGGAGTGTATGGAGTGTTTTGAAATATTGTTTGCCCCTGCGGGAGAGTTCCCGTTGATGTGTAAGGTGACACAGATCGTGCCAATGGGCCTTGCCCTGAAAGTGCAGCCTCACCCATAAGTGCGGGTAGCATTGCTTCTTGCATGCCAAGACCAGGAATCATTCCCGTGTTAGCCAACTGCTGCGCCATTAAACTTGAGTATATACCTTGATCGTTATCCACTATGCCTTGATCCAATCCTAGGTTTTGTGCTTCTGCGGTCATTCGTGTGTCACCAAATCCCAACTCTGTATTCGCGCGATTAAGCATTGCCTCATTGCGATATACATCTGCAAGTGCAGGGTTAATACCGCCAAGTGCCTCAAATCTTTCTGATCCTATTTTAGCCCCCGCTAGGTCAGCTTCGGTATCTAGGATGTTCTCCATCTTCATGGAATTATCAATTCCCGCAGTACCGACTCTGTCAGCAAAGTTTATATTAGATCCACCGATGCTATTGGCGTAGTCGATATCAGACATACCAGTCCGATCCGCAAAACTCATGTCAGACTTACCTGTTCTTTCTGCATAGTCAATTCCCGCGTTACCCCTTCTCTCTGCATCACTAATAAGTGCATCAGCAAGTAGGTCGCCACGATCCTGACCGAGCTGGGCTCGTATCATGGCGTTGCCCATGTTTTGCGCAGTACCGCTACCTTGCCCGACCATAGCACCACGCATCCCACGCTGCTGTGAGTTTGCTAGGTTTTCAGCATTTGCTCCTGCGGCTAAAGCTTTTGCTCTTTCGGCTCGCTGGATCATATCAGCTGCACCCATCTCACTTCCCATAACCCTTCCGGCTGCTCCGTATTCTGCGCCTCTCATCCTTCCCGCAGCTCCATACTCGGAGTCGGTAAGCATATCAGCCGCACCATACTCGGCACCCAAATTACCTCGAGCGGATGCAAGTTCGCTTGAATATGTATCACCAAACCTCTGCTCAAGCTCACGGTTCTGGTCCTTCATTAAACCAGGCATCCTGTCTAACTCATCAAACTGACGATTTGCTAGTGCTGTCTGCATATCTACTGATCTACCTAGTGAATCAGCATAGCTTTCCGCATTATCAAGTACGCCCCTCTGCAGACCGTACTCCATGTCTCCTGACCTTGTGTTCAGGTCTTGAAGTTGTCTAGTTATATCTACGCCTTGATCGCGGAAGTCATTCATCTTGGACTCTAGTCGTCCGTCATAAATAGATGATAACTGATCTATTGCGTTTTGGTTTATGCCACCTAGCTTGTCGAGTGTTGGCTGGAAATTAGCCATTCTCTCATCTGATGTCCCGATATAATTATTTATATTCTCCGCAGTATTCTCGAGATCGCCAAGCAACCTGTCCCCAGATTGCCTTAAGTAATCAGGGAATGGATCAAGGTATTGACCCTCCTGCTCAATTAGAAACTTTTCTACTTCTTCAGGTCTTGTTACATCAAAGAACTTTCCCTTACCGCGAGACAATAAGGTATTAGCTAGTGCCATACGGTTAGCTTCATTCTCCTTGGCCTCTAATGCGGAAACCTGTGCATTGTATGCATCGAGAGTAGCTTGCGTATTATCCTGCCCCCCTCCCAAGATTCCGGAGACCAGTCCGCCTACACCATCCTTAACGGGTGCGGTGACCTTATCCTCAAAAAAGTCTCCCGTTTGCGACCAAATGTTATTCTTACCACCGGGCGTAACCTTCGATAGATTCTTACCTATTAGTGTCTTGTTTGAGATACCAAAGGTCTTATCCTCGTCGATGCCCATGACATCGTCCAAGATTTCCTTTTTAAAACTTCTACCTATTTTATGCGCCATTATACAACCTTTACGTAGCTTACCTCAAATGGCACAAAACCCTTGCGCTCATAAAACTTAGATACCTTTTGATTCCAATGGTAATGTACCATGTGTATGCGATCTGCACCGTTCTCCTTGAACCAATCCATCAACTTATTAAATAGCTTGATCCCAATGGGTGATCCCCGCTCTTCCTTCTTTACATACCAGAAGTCTTCAGATCCCCACATTTGATGCTTTGCCCATGGATGCTTATTTACACTTCCTGCCGCAGCACCAATTATCTCATCTCCACGCTCTGCAATAAAGATCGCAGTAGGTATATCTTGCTCTAATCTTTGCTTAAAGTCTGCGCAGAACCCATCTATAGATGTGTCATTAGATGACTCCAATTCAGGAATATGGGAGTGGGTTTCACTCACAAATTCATTAAGGACAAGCTGACCTATATAAGGAAGCTCAGAAACCTTTGCGGGCCGTATAACTGTCTTAAAGTGTGCCATGACGGGATCGTCCCGTCATTCTAGGCGGACGGAGGCGTTGGCCAGGAATCGGAATCAGGCAGGAGTAGACCGCCGCTAATAATATCCCTTAATTGCTGTCTGTATAATGCCCACTCCGCTTTCTTTGCATCAGGTAAAGGTGAATCACTTGCTTGAGTCCAGTCAGAAGCTGAAAGCAGTTGGTTCCTATGTGCCCTCATTTTACCCATATGATATATTGGAGGAATTGAAACCTTAGGTGGCTCTATAACCTCGGTATTGAAACTTATATTTTCGCTCATAATTACAGTAATAAAAATGTTGTATCTGGGGTGGCTTGCCTTGTTGCTGCTCCATCAACGTAGATGTCTTGATTTGAGTGACGGGCTACAATATATCGAGGGTCCCCATTGGAATATTGATTTAATTCGCCACTCGTATCTTGATACACTGGCATCTCAATGTAGTTATAGACTGGAGCAAATAATCCAACAGATGACGCTGTTTCATTATTTGCACCTGGGTAACCTAAGTCCCTGTCGTGCCTTAAGTAATTGCCGAGTAAGTTGTATTCAAGATTTATTCCGTCATTAGGTGCAATACCACTAAAGTTCACACAATTGTACAGACCCCTAAACTCAATGGCTGGGTAGAATTTCTTAGCGGTGGTTGTTGTTGTCTCCGAAGATACAACATCGGGGTATGAATATACAGGAACAGTTACGCCCTGAATAGTTTTACTTCCTGCAAACTTCCAAAATACTGGCCTGAAACTCCCTCCTCCTTTTTGGCTTGGATGAATGGTTAGACCAGATTGATTCTCCATAATGGCAGTTTTGAATAGCCCGTTGAATACAATTCCATCTGTTGGAGTATAAATAGTGCACTGCGAGGTCGCTAAGTAAAATAAGGGCACAGCGTGATCCATGTCATTGGCCGAGTGAGCAGTTACATCTGACCTATTTGCCTCCATGGCTCCATTTATTGTAACGCGAGATCCATCATAAGCCTCTATGAGAGCTGTAAGGGGTGGCTGAGCCTCAATATTAAAAGCACATGTGTCGATGTACAGAAACGCAGCACCTTCTGCGGCAACTATACTAGAACATTGTGTATTTGAGTTTGATCGAATGTGGAAATTTACATTCATCAGCCATGTAAAGTTGCCCCTTTTACCCGTATATGCACCCCAGATCGGACGCACACCTACAAAATCTGTAAGAGTAAATCGAATATCGCATCTTGCGGGACCTCCGGTAATGGGGTCACCACTCCACCCCTGGATTATTATGTTCCTTCCATCAATGCGTGTTCCCCCTGATAATGTTTGATTAACTGTGCCAATAACTCGATAGGTTATCTGTATGGCATCATACCCAAAATGGTGATTAAAGTACTGTTGAGCTGTTACGAGATCGGGGAATGTTACCTGCGGGACAACCTGACCGGAGAAAACGCTAGTGGGATGCTCTGTTGTAAACTGTGCAGTTGTAATTAATGGGTAACCGGTTGCCCCCGTTGCGGAAATACGGAATATAAAGGACTGGGGGTGAATGCTACCGTAATCGTAATAATCTAGAGTCACGCCAGCACCTGTGGCAGAAATTACATTTCCTGAAATTGATATACCAGTACCTTGGGTGTATGTAGTGTTAGTGTCCGTGTCAGTCCAAGGAACCTCGACAAACATCTTACCACTAGCAAGTTCGACGGGATACTTCTTTCCGTTTTCAGAGTATCCAATTTTTACCAATCCTGCATCACTTGAAGTTGCGGTAGAATATGTGGTGTTGGTGTTACTCCAAGGTACATTAACAACTAATTGATCGGCAGAATTATGCTGTACTGCATAGGTTCTATTAGCTGTAGGTGTTACACTATTTGCGGCAGTGTTTTGCTGTGTGTTACTACCTAGCTTACTAAGGCCAGGAAGGGAGGAAGTAGCGGTACTGTAGGTTGTATTGCTCCAAGGAACATTAACAACTGCTTGGTTAGCGCTATTTAATTGTATTCCGTAAGTTCTGCCTGCGGTAGTTGAAACACTATTTGCGGCAACAGTTTGGTCAGTATTACTAAATAGCTCAATACCGCCAGGTACTGTATGAGTCGCAAGCGGGAGGCTGTAGTTATTTGCACCAGTTGCAATGCCGGAAAGTTTTGTTGTGTTAGTTCCGACCTCTCCAATAACTTCGTTTATTTTAGCCCGAAGGTTTTCAAAATTAGTATCAACATCATCGTGTGACATCGGAACCCCTGAGCTGTTAGCGCGCAGCTTGATGCCACTACCGGTTGAATTTAAGTTAGAACTGCCGTCGTTTGCTAATGTCTGTGCCATGTTACAATAATATTAGTGTTACAATTAAATTAGGTGCTAGATCCAAATAGGTCAAGCGTCCATGTTAGTAAAATTTATAAGAGTCCAGGAATGAGATTGGAGTTGTTGTTGGTTGAATTGATTTTTGCATTTGAGTTAAGAGCCTCATCAATCTGAGGTTTAATATTGGCGACCAATGCTCCTGTATCTAAAGATAAAGGCTTGTCGCCATCCACGGCATAAAGTACAGATGCGCCATCTTTTCGGAAAATCCTACCACCCGATATATTTACTGCTACCGTGCCAATGTTTTGAATTTTAATATCCGCAATAGCTTGGTCAATTTGGTAGTTACTACCATCAATTGCGCGTATTACATTAAACCACTTATCCACTCCATTTTGTGTGGTCTGTTGATACACGATGTATGCGTAGATTTCTTGAACGCTTGCTCCTCCATCTGACTCACTTAGGTCTACCCCCATAGGAGTGTTTGTGAAGTCTGCCGTCCATGCATTTATGGCACTACCATCTATGGCATTGGTGTTGTAAATAGTGTCTGCCTGTTGGTCTATGGAGAAATTTAGTCCTGCAGTTGTGGCAACACCAGTTGTTACAACAGGAATCATCGCTTCATCTCCTGTTACACAGGTTACACGAAGCCTTACAATATCTCCTACTGCAATCTCACTAGATGTATAAGTTCCATCTGTATCCACTAATGCTCCAGCGGTACCTGAAAGTTTTGTAGTAATAACCTCAGTATCTTTAGTTACATTGTATAACTGCAATCGTGATGTTGCTTCTATATTTTTTATCTCCCAAGGAAGAACCGTGGTCGCCCCAAATGTACCAATAACTTCTGCTCCATTAGATAAGGTGGCGGAACCCGAGGTACTTATATTACCCACAAATGTAGTGGCTTTGATTGTTAAAGTAGTGCCGCTAATCGCAAATACTGAACTTGCTGAAGCATCCACCACCACATCATAAGAGCCCGCGTTAATATTACTACCATTACGGGAAACAATAGTGGAGGTTTCACCTGCATAATTATCTACTAGGTATGCCTTTGCCTTGTTGTAGAATTTCTCTGGTGTATTAATTACTGAGTACGCATCCGTAGTTGCTCTTGTGTCAGTAATTAGTGCATCATCAAACAACACCCAATTAACAGCGAGTTCACCCAATCCTTTAAGTGCTTGTGTTGAGGTGGAAAATGAGTGCCCATAAGAGCAAAACTTAAATGTGAAATCGTCTGCATTAGAATTGGAATCAGACCTTCTGTCTACACGATAAAAGCCCCCAAAGTTAGCAGTGTCCCAGTCTGAGTAAGCGGGCCCTCTATTATCAGAACTGTTAACAGCCCAATATCCATTTGAACGAATGTGCATGCCATAGATTGTAGCTGCATCTGAATCACTAGAATTATACTCGTGTATTTGTACTCCTGTCAGAACTTCAAATTTTGCTATATCACCGCTTGCATCTGAAGTTTTACTATAGACCCCGGGGGTGCTGTAATCGTAAACCATATCACCATTAGCATTTACAACGCCTCTCGTTATGGTTGAATCACCTGAAGAGGCGTATCCGTTGGTAGTGTCAGAAGATTTACTTTTAAGAAATACTGCGTTTTTAGCGTATGTAGATGGATTGTCTTCCAAATATAATTTAACATCCTCAAGAGCCGTTCCGCTTGCGTCTTTAATATTAAATGATACTTCCTTCTTGATTGTGACTACACCACGCTGACCTGTATTGCCTCTAGTGTTACGCCACATCTTAACGACATCAGTTCCTGTAGCGGAGTTTATGACTTCGTACTCACGATGGGTCCTTCCATTCATTCCGTCTGAGCCAATGTCGTAGTCGTTAATATTCTGCGACACATCAAACTCTCGGAGTGTGTGTTCCGTTATGTTCCCTGTGTTGATTACCTCGCCAATAGACGAATTAGCAAACTTAAATGTAGCGTTGAAAGCTGGCAGCAACACAGCAACACCGTCAAATGTGCCATCGAACGATCCGTTGCTATTACCGAATGGATTACGCCACTCTAGTCCTGATGTAGTTCCCCGCCAAGTAGTACCTATAACATCAAGATTCATTGACCCCGAACAAGGTCTTCCCGTAAGTATCACACCGCCTCTGCCAACAAAATTTGAGCCACCGCCATTGCCACCCATACAAGCATCACTTGGATGCCAATTAGAAAGCCTAGCTCCCGCAAAGATTAAACCTGTGCTTTTAGAATTAGTAGATGTACCTCTAGTTGAATTAGTTCTAGTAGTCCCGTAGTAATAATAAGCTGGATTCGCATTCGTCCCGCTAATACTCATAGCGTTTACTGCATCAGCATTTGATAACCCTGCATTCGTGTGCCGTAGGATAAGTATCTCAGTATCTGGATTATGATACAATGTGCCTTTGATGACTATCTTTACTGTAGGTGCAATTTCGTAAACATCTATATGGTTTTCATTTATGTAGTGCGTTACACCCGTTAATCCGATTAAGCTACTAAGGTCATTCTCAGTTGTTCCTGATGTTAACTCTAAAACATTTCTATTACCCGATGAGTGGGAGGAAGCGTTGTAAGTCCAAGCCATTATGCGTAATCCTTTGTAATTGACTCTAAATTTCCATCAGAATCGTATGTTAAAGTTTTTGTAAGAGTAGTAACATCTGAGCCGTCTTTTTCTACTACGCTAGTTAGATTACCACTTGTATATGTAAACGCCTTCGTTCCTAATAATGGTCCTCCGGATTCATCTACTTTTGTGAGGGAGCTTCCACTTAAATTTAATCCTCCCCCTGTGGGGAATACACTTGAAGTAGCACCTGAGAGCATCTCTACAGTTACACCTTGTTGTGATTCTGCAGCAGTGATTACATCCGCAAAATTTAGGCTTCCACCTGGAGTATGGAAATACAAAATGGTACCTAGGATTTTCCATTCGTTTACTGTGGTTCCCCCGTTATTGCTTTGATAACCACCGCACATAGCAGATGTTACATTTGACACATCTGCATAACCTGAAAATGTTGTGCCAAGCTTTACCCTGGCAGAAGTTCCATTGTATGAAATATCACCATAATAATGTTCCGGTATTAGTGGAGTGGTGTACTTAGATTGGCCAGTAAGAACACCATTCGTAAATGTGTTCTCAGTATAGGAATCTTCTCCTGCGCCCGATGGCTCAGAAAGCACAACAATATTGCTACCACTCCGACCATATATCTTTCGGTCAGAGTAGTTGATTGCTATTTCAAATTCAGCGAGGTCGTCAGTACCGGGGGCAGAACCCCCAGTACTAGACCTCTTTGGAAGAATTTTAGCCAAACTTAGTAAGTTCCGCCGTCAACGGATTGAGTTGATTGGTCAAGAGCTGCAGTTGAGGAGAACCCAACAACAAATCCAGCGTCAGTTGAACCAGTAACAGTAAGGTCATTACCAGCTTCTGCGGTCACCCCAGAGTTAGTGTTATCAATCTTATCCCAGCCTGTGCCATTGTAGACAACTGAGTCATCAATATTAACAAAGAAAGCGGCTGAGTCAGCTGCGCCATTCTTTTTTACAAACCCTGCAGTGGTAATCTTGTAGTAATCACCATTTTTGGGAGATGCAGCTAAGGCAGTAGAGGAAGCGGCAGCAGCAGTAGATGCCTGTCCATTACCTGCGATTGAACCTTTGTAAGTAAAGGCAGACGTTAATGCGGTAGTAATCTTTGTATCAACTGCAATATCATCAATAAACTTGATTGCGGTTGTGCCATCACCGATAAACAATTCTTTATCAGCAGTGTTACAGGAGATTTCTCCGAGCGTTGAAGGTGCGGATCCACCAGTGGTGGTTTTCCGTTTAATTTTAATAGTAGCCATTGTATTGTGTGTTTTGTGATTAGTTTAGGAGAATACGCCTCCATCAATTTCTGTTTCTAAAGCTGTTACCCGGTCACTTGTTGTAGTTAAGGTGTCGCCAAGGTAATTTAATGCATCTTCTGTTGTGTGAATATGCGGAGGAAAGATAAGACCAGTGTTTGTCCAGTTAGTAGTCTCCATATTTTGGACATAGGGCAATGCACTCCATTGACTTACACCATCTCCAATCTTAAATTTTTTAACCGTAGTATCTACGGAAGGTTCCGCATCCATAAGAATTGGATCAGCGGCAGCCCATTCAGCCGTAGTTCCCTTGCGGAAACTTATCCTAGCAGTTACATGTCTACTTGGCTGTGGCATTATGTTACTTTAATATTAGTGTTACAATAACTCAAGCTAGTTTGTGTCTTCATATATATCTCTTACTTTTCGGTCGGCTCGTCCTATATCTAAAGAGTTATTGGTGTACGGAACTAGGCTTCCACTAGATGTGATTTCCCAAAACTGCATGAATCTAGCAAGCTGTTCGGCTTGTGCGTCGGTAAACTGATTGGTGACTGCAGATAATTGATTCCTCAGGGATTGGTTCTCAATCTGTAGTGAGGTTATTTGATCTTTTATGCGGTCAAGATTTTCCCTCGTTTCAACCCACCATTCCTTCATGTCTTTAGGAACAGTATCTTCCTCGGGAAACCTAACTTCTGTATCTTGCGCAAAACTTCTTATTACTGGATCACTCATCCTTGATTGTATGTTTGCGTAGCTGACCTGCTATCTATTCCACTGACCTCAAATGTTCTGCCAACTATCTTTACGGGATTATTTATAACAACCGGAGTTTCGGTTTCAAAGAACTCCTCTTGCGCATCAATGTAACCATCTTCCGCAAACACTTGATCTGAATACTCTAAGTCTGCGGTTACAATTATTTCATCCCTTATATAAGGTGCCCGCACATACATTGGTATTACATTTTCATCCACCAAATTATTAAGCTCCACATAGTCAATGTCCTTTCCATCGACCACCTCCATAGTTTCAATTTGCTCAGTTCCCTGAGGTGCAGAGCTTGTGCTTATCTTTACCCTTAGTGGGGTTGTTCCGTATTTACTGGATAGCTCAAGCTGATATGACCTTACTTCTTTATCTGAGAATGAATCACCAAAATCAATTAATCCACTTTTAAGTCGAGACTCATAACCAAAACCCAATCTATTGTATACCCTGTAAGGCTCTCGCTCACCAATTCTTGGAGGGCCGTATCCGTATCGCACCAAAACCCCTCCATAACTATAGTCCTCCCTGTGCTGAGTGCCTGGATAAATGAAATCGCCACCATTCGCTTGATGCACGCCCATCAAGAACCATGCCTCTTCGGGACCTAGCCTATTGTGCTTCGGCTTTCTTATGTATGAGGATGCCGTAAAGGACGCATCAATTGTTGATAATGTACTATTTATATAGTCATAAGCAATTGTGCCCCATTCTAATTTTGGTTGAGGTTGAGATGTTACATTTAGCTCCCAATATTCTTGGTCTCCTGATATATTTGCATTGTCTGCGTACAAACCAACTCCTGATGCATACTCAAAATTACTATCTGAATATATCACCTCCCCGAGTTGATCCACATAATCTCCTTTGCTGTTCTTGAGTAACCCTAATGGGCAATTAATAAAAACCTCACGGGTAATT